TACACCACTGGGAATGGCAAATAAAAAAAGAATGGAATGATAATGTCATGCATGGTAAGAATTTTTATTCGTGGAGAGAGACTATAAATGATCTATATGGTGCTCCATTGGCTGCGAGCTACGTGTTCAAGTGATGTGGTGTGGTTGACTATAAAAATTAATTACGGTACAATGTAGCTTGAACACAAAAATCTACTAAAAACATGGCATCTAAAAAGAACACATACAGCGAAAAGGATATTAAAGTACTATCTGAGATTGAGCACGTTCATCAAAGAAGTCAGGTATACCTTGGCACAACTGCGGAAACAACCTATGATGTTCCTTTATTTGGAGACACATTGGATATATCTGCGGTGACGTTTGTTCCTGCTGTTAGTAAAATCTTTTCTGAAGTAGTTGACAACGCAAATGATGAGTTAGTTAAATTCAAACCACGAAATCCATTCATTCGCATCAATGCAGATGTTGAAAATTCAACATTTTCTGTGGAAGATAATGGCAGAGGAGTTCCTATTGGAAAGCATGAAACTGGTAGACACACACCAGAGGTTGTTTTTACTGCACTGCGATCTGGTAGAAATTTCGATGATGCTGGTAAAGAAGCAGGTGTCATCGGTACAAACGGGATGGGAGTTAGTTTATCTGCTATCTGTTCAGAAGAATTTACGATTGATATTCGTCGTGATAACAAACAATATGTACAAACATTTTATGATGCTACTCGTGACATTAGAAAACCAAAAATTACAAAGAAGCCGTCCAAAAAGACTGGCACAACTGTTTCTTTTAAGCTCAAAGAGGATATCTTTAGTACTACAGTACTACCACCAGAATTAGTTAGAAATCGTGCCATAGAGCTTGCAGCGACGAATCCGGGGCTGACGATTTATTATAATCAGGAGCAGTTTCTTTTCAAAAAAGGCTTTACTGATTTGGTATCAAAATATTTCGATTCATATCAAACGTTCAGTGATGGTGAATTAGAATTCTTCATTATGTTTGACCAACACAATGATCCAGAGGAAAAAATGTTCTCATGGGTTAATAGTTCATTGTTGTATGATGGTGGTATTTGTAATACACAATTTATTAATGCTTTTGTTGATAAAGTTGGTGGACATCTCGAAAAAGAAGCAAAGAAACGAAAAATAACAATCAATCGCAATGATATTCGGCATGGTCTATTAGTTTTGGGTGCTCTAAAGATAAAAAATCCACAATATGATTCTCAAGCAAAGACAAAACTAACCGGTCCTAATCTTCGAAAAAATATGGATACATTACTCGACGCAGGATGGAAGAAGTTTATTCGAGACAATAAAATATGGTTAGATGCAATTATCGACCGTGCTGTAAGTAGAAGTAACAGCGCTGCCACCAAGCAACTTCTCAAAGATAAGCAGAAGGGAAAGAAAATCAAATTAGATGGCTTTATGGAAGCAACATCTAGACGAAGAGAGGATTGTCAGCTACTGATAACCGAAGGCCATTCTGCGAAGGCAAATATTGTTCAATCACGTAATCCAAAAACAACAGCAGCATTACCTCTTACTGGTAAAATTAATAATGTATACGGAGCGTCAGTTGCCGAATTAATGAAAATGGGGAAGGTTACTGATCTAATTAACGTCATTGGATTAATCCCCGGTAAACGGGCGCTGAGGTCGGAACTTCGATATGGTCGAGTTTGTTTTGCTACTGATGCTGATTATGATGGAGATCATATTACTACTTTATTAATCAATTTATTTTTTCAATTTTGGCCCGAGTTATTTGATCCTAAATATCCACCCTATTTTTACAGAATGATAGCACCGAATATTGTCGCTGAAAAGGGAAAGAAGCGAATTCATTTTCCAAATCGAGATTCATTCGAAGCCGCCAAAAGTAAATATCGCACTGGGTGGGAAATTTCATATCTGAAAGGTTTGGGTACAATGTCTAAGTCTGACTGGGATATGATTTTAAGTGGAGACACTGATGTATTTCGCCCAATACAAGATGATGGAAGTATGGCCGATGTGATGAAACTTTTATTTGGTCCTGATTCTGATATGAGAAAAGATTGGCTACAATCAGAAGAGAATAATTAAATGCCCAAAAAACTTACGTTATCTGAAGTATTAGATAAATTTCATGAAGTACATGGTGACATATATGATTATTCGTTAGTCGATTATAAAAACTCAACCACAAAAATTGAAATTATATGTTCTATTCATGGTTCGTTTTTGCAAACCCCTGCATCACATATACATCAAAAAGCTGGATGTCAGCAATGTGCAGCAAAAGAAATTGGGTTGAAAAATAGATCATATCCAAAAGAATTCATTAACGAATGTTTATTAAAACATAATAATTTTTATTCATATGAAAAAACAGTGTATATATCGTCCAATTTACCAATAATAGTTACATGTCCAATACATGGTGATTTTACACAAATTGCATCAAATCACCTCCATCACGGCAAAGGATGTAGTAAATGTAGAAATGACCGCAATGCAACCATTTTTGCAACCACGGATGAAAATTTCATTCAAAAGGCGCAATTAGTACATAACAACCGTTTTGATTATACGAATACCAAGTATGCAAACAACAGGAAAGGTGTCAATATAACATGCCGTGAGCATGGTGAATTTATTCAAAATGCTGCCAGTCATTTAAAAGGAAATATTGGATGTAAAAAATGTAGTGCAAAAGGTGTTTCGGTAAGTGAAGGTAAATTGGTAGAGTTTATAAAAGATATAGTAACATGTGATGTTGTAACAAACACCAAAAAAATAATTTCACCATATGAATTGGACATTGTAATACCTTCAAAAAATATAGCATTTGAGTTTAATGGTACGTATTGGCACAGTGAAATGAACGGCAAAGAAAAATATTATCATCGTGAAAAAACTGATGCATGTAATAATATCGGTATTAAACTCATTCATATAAATGAATATGAGTATAAAAATAGTGATTTGGTACATTCTAGAATTTCAACTTTACTTCACGCAAATAATGTAATTAAAATTGGTGCTAGAAAAATGAATATCAGAAAACCATCAAAAATTGAAACAAGAAAGTTTCTTCAAGAAACTCATATCCAAGGATATTGTGCATCATCGATAGAATATGGTTTATATTTAGGTGATAAATTATATGCAATTATGACCTTTGGCCGGTCTAGGTATAGTAAAAAACATGAATATGAGTTATTAAGATATAGCAGTGCTAAATATTGTGTGGTTCAGGGTGGAGCGAGTAAACTTTTTCATTCATTTTTAAAGGATTATAACCCTAAAAGCATAATTTCATATTCTGACATTAGATGGAATACGGGAGGCTTGTATAATAATTTAGGATTTCATGAAATTCGTAAATCTGATCCAAATTATTATTATTTTTCTTTAAAGGACACATCTGTTGTTTTTAGTAGACTTAAATTTCAAAAACATAAACTTTCTAACATTTTAGAAAATTTTGATGATAGGCTCACAGAATGGGAAAATATGAAAATACATGGGTATGACCGAATCTGGGATTGTGGCAATCTTGTGTTTGAATGGTTGCAATCATCAAACACTACTGATATAGTGGAAAAATGAAAATAGAAAAATATAGAAAAGAATATCTCGCGTCCTTATATGGCCGAGTTTACGAAGCTGACTTAGATAGAACATTTCCAATAGTAAGACAGCCTGATTTATACACCAATTGGTGTGAGCAAAATACACCAACCTACAAGAAACTTGAGTCGGAAAGAATATGGTTGGCAAGTGATCATCATTTTGGTCATAAGAACATAATGAAATATGCGGATCGGCAATTTTCATCTGTTCAAGAAATGAATCAACATATGATCGAGTGTCATAATAGAGTGGTCAGCTCAGACGATGTTATTGTTTTAGGAGGAGATATTGCCTTTTGTTCAACATCCGAAGCCAATAGAATTCTAGCGCAAATGAACGGGTATAAAGTTTTGATTATTGGAAATCATGATTGGGAACGTGATAAAACATTGAAGCAATACGATGTTGATGAAGTTCATATGAGTTATTACATAGAAAAACAACACGTTCTGATAACTCATGTACCACTTCATTCATCTTTGATGGTCACAGACAATAGGCTTTTAAACATTCATGGTCATATTCATGATAAACTAATGAAGCATCCACGATACTATAATATGTGTGTTGAGCATCTTAATTACACACCACAATTACTAACCAATGTAGTTCAACGATATAACTGGGGTATAGATCAATATAAATGAGTACAACAAAACCATTAGTTTCTTTAGATATTGAGAATTTATATCATTCATATTCTTTGTATGTACTAGAGAGTCGAGCGATTCCTCACGTCACAGACGGTCTCAAGTCTGCTGCTAGACGTGTATTATGGCGAGCAAAAGATGGTAAGAAGATAAAAACTGCGGCTCTTGCAGGTGCAACTATGTCTATACATCCACATGGTGCTCCAGAGGGTGCCATAAACACGCTAACAGGGTTTCATACTAACAATATTCCCCTATTCACTGGATTTGGTGCATTTGGAACACTACTTGAACCAACAGAATTTGGTGCCGGTAGGTACACTTACGTTCAAACTTCAGCATTCACTAAGGACGTTCTTTATCGTGATATTGAGATCATACCAATGATTGCAAATTATGATGATACGGAGATGGAACCAAAACATTTTTTACCGCTATTACCTACTGTTTTACTCAATCCGCAAAATGGAATTGCAACTGGCTTCGCTTCTAATATTTTACCTAGAAGCCTAAGTGATATATTAAACTCACAGATACGGTATCTACAAGGGGAAAGTGAATTAGAAATACTTCCTAATTTCACTAAAACAAATAGCAAATGTATAGGAACAGAAGTTGATAGAAAGGGTGTTGTTCGATATATCTTCCGAGGCGAATATAAAAAGCTAAATGCCACAAGTATAAAAATAATCAATCTTCCTTATGGAGTTACACACACAAAATTCATATCAGACCTTGATAAGTTACAAGAAGCCAATGATAGAATCACTGATGTCGTAGATAATTCAAAAGATATCTATGATATAGAAATTCACTTTAAGCGGGGATTTTTATCAGGTATAACTGAAGATGAATTGTACAAATTAATCGGTCTTGAAAACAAATGCACTGAAAATTTAAATGTGATTGATTTTAATTCAACGTCAATATATAATGCGAACTACGAAGAGGTTATTCAAGATTTTACTGAATGGCGTTTGACATGGTATTTGACTCGCTATAAGCGTCTCAAAAAGATTTTAGAAAAGGAAACACAGAGATACAGAGATATCATCATTGCGATTGACGAAAATGTTGGTGGCCTCGCTCGTAAAACAGAATCTAGAGAAGAATTGAAGACATTGCTAAAAAGTTTTAATATAATCAGCCTTGACTATATTGCAGATTTATCTGTTTATCGATTTACTGAAACAGAGAAAGCCAAAACTCTTGAGAAACTACGTGAGGCTGAAATCCAATTAGCTGATTATGAGAAACTGATCACAAACAAAAAGGCGCGTAAGGCTGTATACTTGACGGAATTGAAGGAGATATTGTCTAATTATAAAAAAGGAAAATATGATGAATAATTTCCGAGAAAATACAATCATTGAAATTACCAAGAAAATTATTAATAAATATTAGACTTACATCACAACATTTTTAATTGTTAGTGATACAATAACCCCCACACAAACAAACAAAGGTTTAAATAGTTTTAAATGAAAACACGAACAGGTTCTACTGAATACAGCCGTCAAGTACTTAATGACATTCGCCAACTCAGTGCTGAAGAAGTTCTCACGATACATGGGATTGAGATCAGAGAAGATAAAACAGTCTATGATCAAGCCTATGACCAAACATTCACAGACATCGCGGATTGGATTGCGTTCTCTGCACAAGATGAAGACAATGAATTCGAAAAATTCGGTTATAACGACGACGAATACATCTAAACCCTTACGTGGGTATAGTAGATTTTGTCACGTAAATGATGCGAGAAGTTATCTTTTAGATCGTCTTCCATCAAAATATCCACATGTTATTGCTGATCATGCAACACATGAATTCAACATAACCTCTGATCGATGGCGGGAAGATTGGAGAGTATACTCATCTGCGCCCAGTAAAGCCATGTTCTACGGCTATGTAAACTCAGGTGACGGTTTAGAGTGTTACTTGGTAGAGGTCGATGGGAAGTCTCGTCGGCCTGATGGAAAATTATATCATATCACTTGGTCCTTGCGACCAGAACGATATAAGCCAGTTGATTCAAATAGATTGATCGTAGAAAAGAAATATCAACCAATTTCACCAGTTTATTCTGCAATGAATTACTGGTGGGAACCTTTTAAACACTAATACATTAACTTGGAAACAAAATATTATGATGGAAACAATAATCGCTGCGTGGATTGCAGCAAACCTAAGCGGCCAGTTTTGCGGTGATGTTACTACCGTACATGAAAATCTTCATGAATATGGCGTACCATTGTCTACCTTTGGGGATACTGATCGAGGTGTGTTTCAGTTAAGTTGGCCTGTTACTCTTGACTATGCACGCATTCTCCAAGTTCGTGCTCTGCGCTATGATGGGTTCACTATGTGTGAATCACGAGTGCGACACTATGATATGGATAATAATGTGGTCAATTCAGATGGGTCGGCCAGAGAATAATGAATATTCTATCAAGTAGTGAATATATAGAAATAGCTTATTTTCTATGTTTTGTTTGGTTTTTGATGACCTTCATAAGTTCTTTTATGTCCGGGTCTTTACTCTTCGTCATTCTTTATTTTTTGGGGTCGGGTGTTAAGGGGTTGTTTATTGAAGATGGTATACTTCGCGATCCACACATGATTGCATGACGTTCTTCGTCAGTATATTTTGACCAATCTCGAATTTGTTCTAGGGTGCGATCACAGCCAATACAAGTCTTGACACCATCAATTTCTTCTATTTTGCATATCTTTACGCAAGGTGATTCAATCGTCAATATATTCACCATCAAAGCAAGATGTTTCAAAACCATCTACTTCTGATTTGTGATAGTAGACTGCTGATACAAAGTCACCATAATCTTGATAGACTAGACGATCTGCACCTATATATTCTGCGATTTCTTCCTCTGTGCGGTCGTATGCGACAAGTTCTTCCTGTGTTGGCATGTCGATTCCATATACGTTCTTGAATCTCACTGGTGGGCTTGCAGAAGCGAAAAATACCTTATTTGCACCAGCCTCTCTTGCCATTTGAACGATTTCCTTTGATGTTGTCCCACGAACAATTGAATCATCAAGTAACAACACATTCTTGCCTCTAAATTCAATATCAATCGCGTTTAATTTGCGGCGTACTGATTTCTTGCGTGTGTTCTGATCATTCATGATAAACGTCCGACCAACATATTGATTTTTAATGAATCCCTCTCGGTGTTTAATGCCGAGTTTAATGGCAAATTCCGCAGCAGATGTTCGTGAAGTATCAGGAATTGGCATTACAACATCTATCGAGTCGATATCCTCCTGTGACCATTCATTTAAGATTTTCTCGGCGAGAACTTCTCCCATGCGCAGTCGGGCACGATATACTGATATACCGTCTATTGTACTATCCGGTCTTGCAAAATAAGCATATTCGAAAATACAAGGGGCTAACTTCGTTTCTTTTAACGTACACGACCTTGAACGATATTCACCATTGGGTTCAATAAAGACTGCCATTCCCGGTTGGATATCATTCAGTAATTCAAATCCAAGGCCATCTAGTGCAACGCTTTCAGATGCAATCATAAATTCATTGCGATTATTTTCAGATGTTCTCCGACCGATTACAAGTGGTCGAATACCATTAGTATCTCTAAATGCGAACATACCCTTACCAGCGATCATACCTACCACTGCATATCCACCTTTACATCGAGAGAATACTTCTTCAATCGCATCAAAGACAAGATATGGATTGAGTTTATCATGACCTTGACTGGCTTTATCCAGTGCATGAGCCAGAACATTCAAAAGAACTTCTGAATCAGAATCTGTATTGATGTGGCGGCGATCAGCGTCAAATAATTCTTGCTTCAATTCATCAGCATTTGTAAGGTTTCCATTATGGCAAATAGTAATGCCATAAGGAGAGTTTACATAAAGCGGCTGTATCATGTTAGAAGCTGTTGATGATCCTTTGGTGGGATAACGAACATGGCCGATGCCTACATTTCCCTCAAGGACTTTGATATTCTCTTGTGTAAAAACGTCACGAACTAAGCCAGCTTGTTTGACCGTTGATATAACTCGATAATCCATCGTAGATATACCAGCAGAATTTTGACCTCTGTGTTGAATAGAATTTAATCCATCTATTAATTCATTTACTACTGTGCCTTCTGCTGATATTCCTACAATTCCACACATATGTTATATCTCAGTTATACTATTATTATAAATTATAGAGATTTTTAAATCAAGAAATAGTTTTGATATTCGAGTGCCCAATCACTGTTATTCTCGAAAATACTTTGATGGTCTCTGAGGTAGGATTTGAACCTACGGCAACCGCGTTCCAAACACGGGACTCTAACCAGACTGAGTTACTCAGAGTAAAAATAGTTTAGTGATTTTATTTATTAGATTATATACTAATTATAAATATTCTTCAAGTATTGTTGCTAAATCTTCGAGATATTCATCTCTTTGTTGTTTGGTATGACTCATAGAAAACTCCCAATAAGGAATTTCGATGAGTTTTATATTACGTTCCTTACACCATTGGCGCTTGTATTCGTCGCGGTCGAAGATTGAAGTTTTAGACGTTCCAATCTTGTTAAAGTATGAATCTTTATTGTAATGCTGATCACCATTATACTCAATAGCACACGCTGCTTCAACGAATATGATATCTAATTCAAGTCGAGATGTTCCTTGTATATTTTTAATTGGTCGAGTATTTCTAAATATCGTATTATAATCTGAGAATCTATTATATAAAAATTCAAATAATACATTTTCGGCTTTCGATTTTTCAAAACAATTGGGACATCCATTGTTTCCGCTTAGGTGTGATCTGGGATGTACTGTAACTGGACCATGATCTTTACATATAATTGTTATTTTCGTATCCCTATTTTTATAATTAATATCACTATAGTCGAATTGACTTCCGTGCATCTCTCGTGCTCTACGAACAAACTCATCTAAAGACATTCTTTGTCTACTTGCATTGGCAACATCTAAACATTTTCGACACCCACTTTGTCGGGATATATGGTTATCTGGAAGAATCCTTATATCACCATGTACTGGACATGTGATAGTTATTTTAGTACTATTATTTTTATAAACAACTTTTGAATAATCAAAATAATCGCCATGAATTTTTCTAGCCTTTTTAATGAATTGTTCTGCCGTACCTCTACGTTTATTGGCCCGAGCAATTAATCCACATTCTGGGCACCCATCACCCTTGTTAATATGATCGTTAGGGCGTTGCCAAAAATCTCCATGAATAGGACATGTTACACATGCAGGTTTCGCAGAATTTAAATATATAAAACGCTCATAAGAATAGAAGCCACCATGTTTTTTGGTGGCTTCTATTATAGCTTGCTCTGTTGTTTTCTTCTTACGCATTCACATATTATATATGCTTATCCACACTTAGAACTGCCACATGCTTTGCAAATATGACAGCCAGATTCAAAAACAATGTGATCACTACCACATTCTTGGCAAACAACTCCCTCAACTCGCTCACCATCATTTACATAATTAGAAAGTAATTTCTTAATAGCAAATGTGAATGATCCTGCGACGGCATTTTCAGATTTATCAAGTGTCGCAACAACATTCTTGATAAACACACCATGACGAAGATTTAGGCTGACAAGCCGAGCAACTTTATTAATGTTGTTATCCTTAGTCATCTTCTTTAATTGATCATCAATATGAACCTGCGGAATCCCTTTTGTATTAGCAAGATCAGTAAGTAAACTAACTGCTTCATCAGCAACCAATGATGTTTCTGCGTGGTTCGATTTAACAAACAACGCAAACGGTCGATTGGTTTCTGGAAAGAAAGTTACTGTGCAATAAAGCTTCTTATTTTCAGCACGAAGAATTTTTGTTTCCGAAGATGATGTCTCAGGAAGTTTAACATCATCAAGAATAATTTCTTCTTGACTCTCATCGGCAACTTTTTCTTCTTTTGCTGAAAGTACTGAGGTCATGGAATTTGCCCTGTAGGTTGTTATACCTTTGATAGTTCCTGTTTTATAACCATCCAAATAAACATTCTTAAATGCTTCGAAGTCATAATCTTCTGGAACATTAATTGTTTTGGAACATGAAGAATCAATATACTTGGTAAATCCAGCAAGATCAGTCAAATGATCTTCAACACTCAAATCAAGAGTTGTTGCTGCCCAATCTGCGTTAGCATCCCACTCACCAAGACGCTTCATATGACGAACTCCATAATCCTCACAAAGAACTTCTTTGGTCAAGCCTCGGTTTACGTCAATCTTATAAACAGTGCCGGATTCTGGCCCAACGCCTCGAAGAATATCTTCATCACCTTCTTTATCTGCTTTGAAAATTTCAGTCTCATACCACTCACCCTCATACCACTTAGGACAAACACCTACTAATTCATCGGGCATGTGGTTGACGATTACAGTACGAATATACTCATGCATGAATACTGGCTCAAGACCACCAGATAATACATTAGCAAAAATAGAAGTATTTCCAGTTGGTTGAATTGATAGCAATGAACTATTGCGAATACCAGTAGTACGTAGCTTCTGCATATATTCTTCTGGTAAATCAAGTCGAGCGACAAATTCACTCTTTGCATGTTCCTCTGGTTGGCAATATGTAAACATCCCCTTCTCTTCAGCCAAATCAATTGATGACATATATGCCTGTTGTGCAATTGTCTTCATCATTTCATCACGAAGTTCGTTCGCACGATCCGATCCAAACCGAGTTTTTAGTAGATACAGGGCCGAACCCCATCCAATCACACCAACACCAATACGACGTTTGTGATCACGAGAATGATCATATTCTGGTAGTGGAGTATTAGAAACGCTGTTTACATTATCAAGAAAGCGAACAGCAACTTTAACTGCCTCACGAAGTTCATCTAAATCAAAACCAGTGCGATCTTCGTTTAGAAATGCGGCTACATTAATACTTGATAGACAACAAATTCCAGCGGGTGGAAGCATTTGTTCGCCGCAATTCCCAGTGTATCCGTAGATTGTTGGGAATACATGTTCGTTATGATATACAGAAACGTCCCAAACTCGATGTCCAGTTGTATCGAGTTCAATTCCTTTGACAAAATTAAAATGTGAAACTTTTCTTGTCTTAGAATTATCTATTTCAAATGCAAGTTTAGCTAAACGATCCGATTTTCTTGAATGTGATATATCAAAAATATTATTAAACTTAACAATATTATGGCTTGATAATGTCACGTCATATCTAGTATATAACTTATTATAATCTACACCGTTTGGAAATACTGCTTTAGTTTTTTGCATACTTGTGGATGCAACTACGCCATAGAAAGATAATAATTTCATAATTTCCAATGCCAGTGCTTCTTTTGACGTTGTAAGAGTTACTTTTGCATTCTTTTTATCTTTAGAGACAAAACCATCTGAACTAAAAAGCCCATCAACAAATCCTATGATACAGTCATCATTAGATGTCCATAATGCTTTCGGAACTTTCTTAACATCATCAATATCAATTTGCCACTTACCTAATAGATAATCTTCAATAAATTCCTTAGACGTTGTTTGAATATAATATTCTGGACTATCTTTTTTCTGTGTTATCGTGGAAGCGTCAGATTTGAAACTATTAAGAATATTAAGAACTCGCTCAGCTTCGGGCAATTCTTCGGATGAAAAAACAAACCCCGCAGCATAACCAGAACCATCAGCACGTTTTGATATCCAACCATCTCCAATCAATTGTCCAATCATAAATCCTTCATCTCGGGTGAATGACATATCACCCTCAATTCCAGCAAGTTCATTGCGATTCTTAGGTATCATATCACCAACTTTTAATTCATCAGCATATACTTTATAGATTCGTTTTTGTCTGGTGTCATATACAGGCCAGCGGTGTTGTTTAGTCGATGATACTTTTTTCATGCCACCAAAATCGATTGTTACTAAATCTTCACTCTCACCAGACAGAAAACACTTAGCATCTGCCCACGTACCGTCCATTGATTTTACTTTAAATTCCAAATCTTCAAGTTCTTCAATTGGATAAATTCCTGTTTTTGTCTGTACTAATGTCCCAGCGGGCATTGATGGATTTGTAGCCTTAATAGTCTCTGTATAGTTTGACGGTGCAAGTTTGTTGGCTCGATCTAGAAATAAAATTCCCGGCTCTGCACGATTATAAGTACTATCAGAGATCAAGTCCCACAGGTAAGATACTTTAACAGTGTTATAAACATTCACTGGATACCCAGCAGCTTTCCACTCACTTAAATGTCCTTGCCATTCAGCTTCATAAGCTGGGTGTGTAGTATCAGGGAATTCAAGATTCCATGTGTCCGTTTGCATAAGTTCAATTTGATATTCCTCAGCATCGATACCATCTTCAAGCAATGAGTCGATTTTATTTTGAAGTTCAGTTATTTTAATTACTTTTTCCATGAACTCGTCAGTACAGTTTACAGAGATATTGAACTTACTTAGACGCCCTGCCTGTTGCTTTGCAGTGATGAACTCAATAATATCTGGATGGGTTACATCTAATACACCCATTTGAGCACCTTTTCTTATCTTCTTCTTTGCCTTCGGGTTTGTTGACTTCAAACCCGAACCAGATGTAATAATATCAGATGATTTGTCATATAGTTCCATATATTTCACTGCACCGGGAGATTCAACACCAATCCCAGCAATGAATGATCCGCGTGGTCGAAGATAAGAGAAATTCTCTCCCCAGCCGCCTTCACTTTTGAGCGTTTTGCCTTGCATTGCAAGGTTTTTAATAATACCATCCAATGAATCAACATCACTCTTCACTGTTGGTGATACGAAACAGTTAAACATAGTAGTGCCACCCCATTCAGTTCCACCATTAGAATAAATTCGGCCACCTGTTGTCATTCTAAAGCCAGAAAGATATTCATAGAATAAGTCAGTCCAGTATGTTTTTAATTCTTCAGTAGGTTCCGCGCTTGCAATACCTTTAGCTACTCGATACATGGTATCATCGACTGTCTGATCACCATGATCTTTATATGTACTATCCCAGATTTCTTCTGAAAACTGATCTTCAAACGTCGTTGTGGGTGAGTTACTTCGGGACATAATTTCTCCTAATTATTTTGTGTATTATTTTCCGGTAAGGGTTATTTAGCGAACTATTTCACCCGTTTTGAACGTTTCTAATATTAGTCTATATTTCCTGTATTTGCAACACATTTCACACGTTATTTTCACACGTTACTTTTACTGGCATTCAAACTTTTTTAATGTTAGACTTATCCAAAATGTTAGTGCTGAATCACAAATTTACACTAAATATTTAAAAAGAGAGGTCAACATGACTATTAAAGAACAAGCACTGTTACAATACCTTGAATTTAATTTAATCGGAATGGTTAATACACTTCGACCACACCTTAAAGACGGCGTAAACGAAGAAGAAATATACGGCCTTGCGTATGACGTGCTTGAAGAAATGAATGAAGTTCTTACACAGCCTCATGGATGCACAGCAGAAACACCTGACTAAATATGTGAGCATCATCATAGATTTTTTGGTATCATCTTCGTATAATACTTCTACGGGATGTCCCCGTAAATTAATTTAATGAGAATATTACACATGCAAAATAGTAGCACATCACAAATTGTTTCTGGCCTTAACCATGCGTTTCGCCAAGAATTAGATAAACTGCCTAACCCACGGAATAATCTAAAGGGCACTACAGTATATAATGCTCAAGTTGATTATATGTATGCGATTGATAGTGTTATGCGCGGCAATACTCCTGAAATTGAGGCTGGAATTCATGCTGCAAAGCGAATCATTTCTGATTTGAAAAAAGCGAATGCTTCATAATACGTGAAGTTAACTAATCTTATAGAAGACAATGATACGCGACTTCGCGAAATATCACTTAATTGTCAACAATTTCTAGAAGAATCTGAAGGAGAACCATTAGTTAAATGGTTCTCCTCAGAATACCCAGACATACATAGAGTAAAAGTTAGAAAGCGAAAAACCAAAAATCAGTTTGACAGTACTTTCAACGATGCTTTTTATGAGCATTATCCATCACTCAGACAACGCTCTGTCATAATTAATAAAAACAAGAGTGATGGTAAAGAACCATTTTTCGTGTTTCCATCAGATGGTTTTAAATTCATGTATTCGCCAACGATTACTGATTCTGATAAACAGTATGGTGATACATTCAAAGACATAACACAGTCGTTAAGTGAGGACACCGGAAAAGAAATATTCCAAGATGTTCTTAATTATGCATACGTCTCAGATTCTTTACCTAAAGCAATAGTTGAATCTTCAGAAATCATAGTATATAATATTCCCTTCTTCTATGTTGTGAGATGCAACATAGAATACACTAAATTATTGGAATATATATTATGAGCTACGAAGTTAAAGTATTTAAATTAGTATCAGGTGAAGAAGTAATTGGTAAAGTCGAAGAACTAGATTTTGGCAAATGGTTAGTGTCTGATGCTAGAACATTGGGTATTAATCATCAATCAGGAACCGCTGGATGGATGCCTTTTATGATGTCACATCCCGAAGCAACAGTTACAATTAAAACTGATCATGTTCTTGCTGTTGCTAAATCCGTTCCAAGTGATATGGAAAAGAAATATCTCGCAGATACCTCTGGGATTGCATTGGCACAATAAGTATTTTGTGCTAAATATCTGAATGAGAGATATTATTGTATATAAATGTGATGTTTGTGATCGAACTGTAGAATTACAACGTAAGCCACGTAGTATAGAAACAGTAGGCAAATGTATCATCACGGCTAACTGTCGTGGTAAGTTGTATGTTGAGCGATTAATTAAAACAACATCACCATTTATAAAAAGAACTGAAGAAGTTCTTGGATTAGATAATTTCTATCCAAGAACAAAGTTTTTTAAATTCACTCAAAAATTTGAAAAACTAAACTGGTATATAAACCACAATCTAGAATCATTTCCTATCATTTCCATCTATGATGATGACTCCAATATAGTACCGGACTCAGAATTCACAGTAAATATAATCAACAAAAATACCATCGAAATTGTCTTTAACACATTGCGATCTGGCACTGCTGAATTATACGTAAGGGAGGTTTCAGTTGCTAACCAATCACAAGCAGCAGTTACCGTTGAAGAACCCGTACAAGTCAGCACAAACCTTCTCACAGGAACGATGGCTGTACTTACGCGACTGCCACGGACTGTCGAAGAAATTGTAACTGATGAAAACGGCGATCCTGTATTTGATGAGTTTGGACAGCCAACAACAACGACGCCAGCCGATACTGTTCGCTTTAAATTAACTTCATCTACTGGACAAGTTCAATTCAGTAGTGCAGAGATTAATAGTGTCAGTGGAAATTCACCGTGGTCTGGTTATAAAAAAATCATCATTCGCAACAAGTCTTATTATGTTGGATTTGTTGATTTCTTCAGTAACGATTTCAACCAATCATTAATTTCTAGTGGAACAAGCATAACAATAGATAGCAGTGATCAAAATTTAACACATTTTCTATTGGCCGACTCACCATTTGAACGTGTTGATATTCTGAGAAACCGAATTCTTGAAGTTTCTAAAGTTAATTTGTCGAATGGTTCATTATTCTTTGACAATGATGAAATTTTTTGTGATAATGATCAAATAACTGAGTTATATCCAAATCTAATCACAATTTAGGAAATAAATGAATCTAAACAAGCAGCGGGAATTGATTGGTTATTTAATATCATCACCCGATACATTTTCTTTATGCCATAGCATTATCGATCATGAATATTTTGATCCTTCGTTACAGCCTGCCGTAAAATTCATATTAGATTATTATGAAGCATATAACGGCTTGCCGAAGGCTCGATTGATCAATGCAGAAACTGATATTGAAATAAAAAAATATTCAGTCAGTTTGGATGAGGTTGCCTACACAGTAGATCAAATTGAAATATTTTGTAAGCGAATGGCTATGCAAGATGCAATCCTGTCTTCTGCACCCCTTATAGAAAAGGGCGAATGGGGAACAATAGAAGAGAAAATTAAGGAAGCAATGCTTGTGTCGGTACAAACTGATTTAGGTATTGCCTACTTCGATACTGTTGAAGAAAGATTAGAACGATTGCGAGAAGGCAATGAGATTCTTCCAACACAATGGGATAAAGTAAATGAAAAGTTATTTGGTGGGCCAGCTAGAAAAGAACTCTTATTGTTTGCTGCTGGTTCTGGTGGTGGTAAGTCTGTGGTATTATCAAATCTAGGTCTTGATTATGCAGATACTGGATATAACGTTCTTTATATATCACTGGAGTTATCTCAAGATATCGTTGCACAGCGCTTTGATTCGATCATTACTGGTATTGGAAGAAAGGAATGGACTGATCATATTCCAGAAATCGTAAACGGAGTAAAGTCGTTTAGAAATGAATCTACTGGCAGGTTGGATGTGGTGTACATGAAGACAGAAACAAAATGTAATGAAATTAGAGCCTATTTGAAAAATTATCAAATGCATTTTAATTGTATACCTGATGTTATCTTAGTTGATTACCTTGATAAGTTATCACCAAATCAGCGGGTGCAGGGTAATGCATTCGACGTTGATAAGAAAATTTCTGAGCAATTGCGCCAAATAGCAGTTGATTATAATGCCGTAGTAGCAACAGCATCACAACTAAATCGCTCCGCTGTTGGTGAATCTGACCAAGACCATTCAATGATTGCCGGTGGTATGTCTAAGATTAACGAAGCGGATACTTTTATTAGTTTGTATATGAATGAAATTATGCGAGCTGATGATAGAATAGATATGAACTTTCAGAAAACACGTAATAGTGATGGTGTCGGTAGTAGTATCAATATGAAATTTAATCACAAAACACTTAAAATCACTGATGGTCCAGCCGACCTAAATACTCATTTAGATTTTACTGATAAGAAAAAAACATCTGGTAAAAAGACTATAGATGATATAGAATCTGGTAAAGGTTCTGATCTAACAAAACTTTTTGAATAACAACATCATTGGAGATGAAAATTATGAATGACGAAACACAAGTAGAAGAAAGCGAAAAACAAGAAATGACAGTAGAAGTAGATGGTGTTAAATATCCAATTTCTGCTTTGTCTGATAATGCACGAGAAATGGTTCGTATGCACCACGTATGGAGCAATGACTTACAAGAGGCGACTCGCGACCTCAATGAAGTAAGTGATCGAGTTAATATGATGCGGGCAGCAATTACACAGGTTGGCAATCAAGTGATTGCGCAAGTGCGTGCTGATGTTGCAGCGAAGACGGAAGAAACTCCTCCAGCAGAATAAAAACACATTATTTGTGATAGTATTAAAAATGCTTGGCTTCGGTCAAGCATTTTTTGTTTCTAGGCTATTGGTTTCAATAAATATAAATTATATAGCTTAAATGGATCAAAAACATGTCACTATTGTCCGAACTTTTAAAAGAATCCGCATCTGCTGGAGCAACTTCTGCTGGTGGAGTTGCCAACGACCGAGGAACATTGTTTGGCGGTGGTAATGGTGGCAGCACTATTATGTTACGTCGAATGGGATTTGTTGAAGTTGGTGATCTTCCCAATAAAAAGAAAAAGAAGCAGTTATTTAAATCTCTTCGAGAAGCAGATAGTAGTGCAGTTGCAGTTAAACCATTTGATTATCAGGACACACTATCTAAATTAGATCAAGCAGTAAAAACTGCTAGTGAACGAAAGGAAGATGTTGCAGTATTTGGTCTAGAGGATGACGAAGGAAAAATCGTTAAGGTATATGTTGATAAAGATCAAGCTAGTAAATTTGAAGATGCATTAGCTATCATGCTAGCAGATAACGACACTATCTTTTCTGATGAAGATGAACCAAAAAATGAACAAGAAATCGCAGAAATTCTCTATAAATTAAAAGACCAATTCAATATTCGTGATGTTGAATGGGGCACTATTCATGGCGATGAGGAAGAAGAGGAACAGGTTGATGTGGATTCAGAAGAAGGTGCTGATGATATGGAATCTGATCTTACTGATGTGGATTCAGAAGAGGGTGTTGATGAGCTTGGTGTTGATGAGCTTGGTGATGAAGAATCTGAAGCTCCTGATGAATCGGATGCACAAACTGCACTACAAGCTGTTATAGCTATGATGCAGTCCGATAGTGAAGCTAGAAAGGCTGAAGCTGATGCTAGAAAGTCTGAAGCTGATGCTGTAATTGCAAGAAATGCATCTGCTGCTGCTCAAGCACAGGTTGCAAAGGAAGAAGATTTACTTGACATGAAAACTCATGAAAAAGCTCAAAAAGATGCGAAGAAAGAAGCAGAGACACTAGCTAAATTAGCAAAATATAAAAAAGAAGTTGAGGGCGGTATTGATGATGTTGAAATAGATGGAGATGATGGCGCTGAAGATTTTAGTGACATTGATGCTATTGATGAATTACCACCTGAAGAAAACGAAGAAGTTAGTTCTGATAAAGAAGAAGATCAGCCGGAAATCACAAAAGAACAATTAGCAAAGTTGATTCTTAAATATGCAAGTGGAGCACAATAATGAGTGATCTTAGTTTTAAAAATTTTCTACTAAGAGAAGCTGAAGAGAAGCGAATTTCTGTAGATGCTAGTGATCCAGCTGCCGCTAGGCGGGAAATTGATCAAGCTTCAAAAATGGATAGTAATAGATTAGCTCGTAAAGAAGAAAAAGATGCTGCAAGGGAACAAGCTGATGCTAAGAATACTGATGCAGCCGATCCATTAAAACCTCTGAAGGATAAAAGAGCACAACAAGCCAAAGCACTGGCAGCAACTGACAAAATGATCGCAGCAAGATCGCAGGCGGAGCAACAATGAAATTATCTGATTTATTAAATGAAAGCTATGAAGAGTGTGAAGTTTGTTACTTTGATGAAGACGGTAATGAACTTTTAGATGAAGCTGCAATTCGTCAATTTAAAAAAGTAGGTCAAAACATTGTTAAGAAATTCCGATGCTTATCTGGGCCAAAAACTGGTAAGCTGGTATCGCACCCAAGTTCATGTGGAATGCGAAAAGACCCAAAGAAGGTTAGGCGTGGTCGTGCTGTTATGCGACAAAAGGGTGCTATCATTGCTCGCAAGACTGGTATTGCAAAAAAGAAAGCAGTTTCAAAGCAGGTTGCTCGATTGAATAAAAGATTATCTGGTAAGTAAAATAATAGTGTGATACAATTCGTTAATGTTTACACACGTTGATCATAAATTAAAACTTCCTGAAATTGTTGATACTACCACAAAGCTTGGTAGAACATATACAACCCCTTCTGGGCGAATTTATCCTTCAATTACAACTGTATTATCAGCCAATGATGCAGTATGGCTAGATGCATGGAGGGCCGAAGTTGGGGAAGTTACTGCTGCTAGAATTAGTGAACAGGCGACAGTACAAGGAGAAGCTGTACATGAAATGGTTGAGTTTTATCTAGATAATATGGATAAAAAAGATGTTTTAGTAAATCGAGAGCAAGATTATAAAAACTTGTTTAATCAATTACGTCTTAAACTAAAACATATAAGTGGCATATATTCTCAAGAAGTTGGTTTATATAGCGATGAACTTGGCATTGCAGGTCGCGTAGATTGTATAGGTTGTTATAAGGATGTACTGTCAATAATCGATTTTAAGACTTCTGCAAATATAAAAACCAAAGACAAGATTAGTAATTATTTCAAACAAGGCGCTGCATATTCTTTGATGTGGAAGGAGCTTACTGGGATAAGTATAGATAACATAGTAATTCTAATGGCAGTAAAAAATAGTCTGATGCCATTAGAGTTTATAGAACCAGTTGATGCATGGATTGAACCATTAAAAGCTGATATTGATTCTTTTTATAAATCAGATCATGGGTTAATATTGAAATGAGTAAAAATGAAAGAGAAGTTATTGGGGATTATATTGAGTTGCGCTTTACTAATTTGCCGTCAAGTTCTTTCTTGAGGGGAAAGGTTGACACTGGGGCGACTATATGTTCACTACATTGTGATGGTCATCAGATCAACGAACAAACTGGGCAGATAACGTTCAAATGCTCTCATCTATCGGCAAATAGTATCACAGTACCACTAGCAGACCGACAGGCTGTGAAAACGGCTGACAATGGTACAGAATACCGTCCTGTGATTGAAATGTCAGTGAAGATAGGAGAGAATGTAATCGACAACGTTAAATTCAATCTTAATGATCGTTCTAAAATGGATTGTCCTATATTAATCGGTCAAAATTTAATCAAAGAAGGAAATTTCCTAATTGATCCAAAAAAGCAAGTCGTTGAGAAAAAGTCTGATGATCAGAAGAATGTTGATAAAGATAATAAAATAGAGCATTCAGTTGAAGTTATATTCTCAACTGAACCAGAAACAGAGAACAACAAAGAATCTGTTGATGCTGCTCGCAGAGAAAAAATTGATGCTGTATATCAAATGATGCGAGTCTCGGATATCACACTTAGAGAATTACTTGATTATGCGGAGAGTTATCGCAAATAATGGAAAAGTCTCCTTTTAAAGTAAATCAAAGAAGTCTATCAAATAAAATATGTAATGAATTATCCAACAGTGCGATTGATGTCAGTGGTGATGTTTTTATAGAGCCTGTTTCAAACACGCATGTTAATGAATATTTAAACTCTAGAATCATTCCTAATATAGAATCTCACTTCGAAGTAAAAATCGTAAAAACAGACGTTAATATAGAATCATATGGTGTTGATGCGGAACCCAAACATGCATGTGAAAGTTGCGTCTATTCAAATGGCAAGTGGTTTAGAAACAAAGATATAGACTTCGTAACTGTCGTTTTTTTAAAACAACATCTTGAATCCGTTAATGAAGCCATTGATATTGGATTTGAGGTATATGGCGGTAAATTAGAATTCCCAGCATTTAATTTCTCTTTCAATCCAGAAATGGGAACAGCGGTTACATATCCAGCAGTTCCAAATTTCCTTAACACAATATCTAAAGTAAAAATAGGACAGTTAGACATCTTGCGAATTTTTCATCGGTCTGATACAATGTTTGTCTACGAACCCTCAAATTATCTGGGAAGTCCAGATAAATGGTTCAAAGATTTAACTTAACCTACAACCGGAGAAATAATTATGACCCCACCTAGCAGTCCTGCTGACCGCCAGAAGCTAAAGCTTGCGCTTGAACAAATCACTGATTCAATGTCACGCCAAGAAGCTGAAAAAGATCATATTAAAGAAGTTATTACTATGATTAAAGAGAAATTCGAAATTGAACCTAAACATACTCGCAAACTTGCGAAGACTATGTATGATCGTTCTTATGCTGACCTTCAGCAAGAAAATGAAGATTTTGAACTACTCTATGAGTCCATCGTAGAAGGTCTTGTATCTAATCAAGATGTAGACGAGGACGACACTGAAGAATAATGAGTTATATATCTGCGAATAAAATTGGAGAGAAGATTTTTGTCTGGGAAAGAGATGAAAATGGTGAACGCCAAATGGTTTCGTATGATGCTCCTTATTACTTTTACATCGAATCGAAAAAGGGAGAGTATACGAGCCTTGATGGTAAGGCACTCTCCCGTTTTGATTTTACTGATGGGAATGAATTTTATAATGCTAGAAAGCAATGCACCGAACATAAAATTCGTATGTATGAATCTGATATACCCGCCGATCTTAAAGTATTATCGAATGAATATTACGGAAAACCTGCTCCGAAACTAAACATAACCTTTTATGATATTGAGGTTGACTATTCATTAGAACGTGGTTTTTCATCTCCATCAAATCCATATGCTGAGGTCAATGCTATTGCGTTGTTTCATGAACATGAAAATAAAATGGTTGTGATGGCAATACCACCCAAAGATGCAAATTGTGAAGTGCCTGCTACTGGAACTGCTGATGACGACTACATTCAAAAGATGAATGATATTGCTCCTTTAATAGAAGGTGTTGAAATTGAAATTAGATTCTTTCCCACTGAAAAAGAAATACTCAAAAGATTCTTGGATGAAATTGAAAATTCAGACATTATATGTGGCTGGAACAATAGTGGCTTCGATGATCCTTATATGGGGAAGAGAATAGAGCGCGTGTTGGGTAAAAAAGCATTTAGAAGATTGAGTTTTGATAAAGCACCTATACCCGAATGGCGTGAAGTTGAAATCTTCGGGAAAGAACAACCAGTTATTGATTTACAGGGAAGAGTCAGTCTTGACTACTTGACATTGTTTAAAAAATACATGGTTGAAAATCAACCGTCATACAAGCTAGATAGTATTGCTGATAAATTCTTGAGAACTGATGGTGTGCCAGATATGCCGAAGTTGGAATATGAAGGATCATTGGCCTCTTTATATAGAGATAATTTCGATTACTTCATTCGTTATAACATCCGAGATACTGAAATACTACATGGTTTTGAAAATAAATTTAAATATGTTTCTCTAGCAAATGAAATGGTTCATTTATCAACGGGCCAGTTTAATCATGTGGGTGGAACAATCAAACTCACAGAACTTGCTGTAATAAACTATTGTCACTATGAAATGAATAATATCATAGTATGGGACAAGCCAGAAGAAGATACATATGGAGATGAAAAAATCAAAGGTGCTATTGTACTTGATCCTGTAGAGGGTATGCATGAATGGATAAGTTCAGTTGATTTAAATAGTCTATATCCATCTGTAATTAGAACGAACAACATTTCGCCCGAAACCAAAAGAGGTCAATTCTCACTAGACGAAACTGCCTTTGAAGAGATTGGTAAGCGAAGTGATATGAAATTAGATTTGAAAATGGTAAATGGAACGATAAAAACTAAAACTGCTAAAGAATGGCGAGCATACTTCAAAAAGAATAATTGGAGTGTTAGTGCGTTTGGTACTGTGTTTTCAATGGATGAACAAGGCGTTATTCCAAAAATACTTGAAGACTGGTATAGTTCAAGAAAAAGTTATCAAAAACAAATGATAAACGCAAAAGATAAAGCTGCGGATATTCTAAAGAAATATGAGTAATTTATTATGCCAATAAGAAAAGGTATTGAGATATCAGAAGCCGATGCTGTTGAATATGATAAACTAATCGAAGAAGCAGATTATTGTGATCGCATTCAATATGTTTATAAGATTAAACTCAATAGTTTTTATGGCGCAGTGGCAAATAGGCACTTTAAGTTCGGCGATAGAACTCTTGGTGAGTCTACCACTGCGGGTGGGAGATGTATCGTTACACACCAACATCGTGAGGTCAATCGCCTACTTGCTGAAGAGTATGATGAGTTTGGAGAGGCTATTATATATGGTGACACTGATAGTAGCTATTTTCGTACCTACTGTGACAACACAGAAGACGCTCGTGAGGTAGGTGATGCTATTGCTGAAGGTGTTAATAATTCATTTGATAAGTTCATGAAGAAATTTTTCTTAATCCCAGAAAGTTTTCTTGGTATCATTCGATGCGGTCGAGAAATTGTTGCGGATCGAGGAATATTTGTTGCCAAAAAGAAATACATGCTTAACCTAACTGATTTAGATGGCTATTCAGTAGATAAACTCAAGGTCATGGGATTGGATACAAAACGTACAACAATACCAAAACCAATATCAATAAAATTAGAATCTTTCATTGCTAGACTACTAAAAGGTGAGAAATGGGATGATATTGAGCAAGATGTGGTTGATTATAAAGATAATTTGTTATCCTCTGATAATATCCTAGACATAGGAATACCGTCAGGTGTTAACAAAATTGAAGAATATACTAAAAACTTTATAGCCGACCCAAAGACATTTCTACCGGGCAGTGTTGCACCCTGTGTGTTTTATAATATATGTCGAGAAGAGAATAATGATTTAGTGAGTCCTGCAATCACATCGGGGATGAAAACTAAAAAATTCTTTCTGAAAAATAAACAAGGTAGGTTTGGTACGATATCATTACCCACTGATATGACAAAATATGAAATACCTGAATGGTTCTGGGAGTTTGAAATTGACATGGATACTCACATGGATCGTTTGGTTGATGCTCCAATCAATAACGTATTGAAAGCAATTGGTGAGGAATCCCCGACACATCAGAGTATGAAATACAAATCTTTATTCGACTTTTGATATAACTTTGTGATATTATATACAGTATGAAGATTAACAAAGAAGTAGAAAAACTTATTTTTGACGTTGCAACGGTTGCGAATTCAATAAACATAGATGAATTTGTTATTGATGAGCATGGCATTCGTGGTACAGGTCAAGACAAGATGGTTGTTATATTAAATCAATCATTTGATCTGGAAGTTCCGTTTGAAGGTCTTGCCATCGCTGACGTTGCGCAGTTTGTACAGCGCTATAATATTCATAACAACAATAACCCAGAATCAATTTCTTTAACACTAGGAGATGATTTAGATACAAAAGTGGTCACGTTCAATTCAAAGAATCTCAAAATAGAATATCGCTGCATGAAGTCATCAAGAGTTAAAGCGCCAAAAAAACTCAACGATACACTATTATGTTCGTTTGAGTTGAGTGATGATGATATCGATATGTTGAAGCGTGGCTCCATGACGATGAAAGCGGATGTCAGAAAACAGAAAATAAATATTATTATTCAACCGAGATTATAATATGAATACAGATATTCCAAAAACAAATGCCACTGAGGAACAAATGGAAGCATTAAAAGGCACATTACTTGAGAACATTCCTGAAGATGATGAAAACATGAGTGTCGAAGAAATGATACCCAAATCAATGATTGATGAATATATTCAGCAATCAATTAATCAGCGATGGGCTGATAAATTGGAAATGGAAAAGGCTAAAACTGAAGCAAGACGAACTAGAGAAGAAGCCACATATAATGAGTATAACAATGCTATGCAGGAGTCGCCTGAGCCGTGGGTTGACCTAAAAGGATATCAAGAGACTTCACAGGGATTGAAAATTAGCTTAGACTGGAACGATGCTTTTATAAATTATCTAAAGGCACAAGGTCTTACCGGGATGAATGATGATGAAATAGTACATAAGTATCTGTCTCTCCTAATGAGAGATGTTACTGCAACACCAGATGAACCAGAAATTAGCGAATTTGAATAATGAGATATTTAATATTTGATGTAAGTAATCTTTTGCATAAAACTTTTTATGCACACAATACAGAGGACGATATAACATTGGCTGGATTGGCATCTCATTCAGCTTTAATTACTATCAACAAATATTATAATCAGTTTAAGCCAGATAAAATTGTAATGGCCTTTGATAGACCATCGTGGAGAATTTCTTACACCAAATCCGATGAATGTGTTAGTGGATTAGTTTATAAAGGAGAGCGTCGAAAAAAGCAAACGCCCAAACAAAAAGAACGTTATGCACTTTTTAAACAACACATAACAGATTTTGAGACTTTGATTAAACAAAACACTTCAATAATCACATTAGCTAAAACAGGCTTGGAAGCGGATGATTTGATTTCTGGCTGCGTTCAACTCTTTACGTTAGAAGAAGACAATGAAGTTATTATAATTAGTGCTGATAAAGATTTTATGCAATTACTTCGCTATGATAATGTATATCTCGTTGATCCCGCAACTGGGAAAGAACGAACTCTTGAAGAATATGATAACGATGCAGACTATTTTATGTTCGAGAAATGTTTTCGTGGTGAAGGTGGTGGTGGTGATAACGTACAATCAGCATATCCGCGTCTTAGAAAGAATAAAATAGTAGAAGCTTATACTGATGATTTCGCAAAATCAAATCTTATGAATCACGAATGGGTGCATCCAAAGTCGAAGAAATTATTTCG